GTGTATTAGGTACTGCAGCACAAGATCCTGAATCATCTCCTCTTAATGTTAATCCCCCAGTTCCACCTGTAATTAAGCTATAAGATATTCTTCTTGAGAAAGATCCTGTCTCATAACCGTAACATTTATAGTCATTCGATATTGCATACTTAGTTGAGTCTGCTAACTGTTGTGTAAGTGCTGCATCAACATAAATCTTATCACCATCCTGTGCATTTGCTACATCGGTAAAGGCTGTAGTATACCTTACTGTATTTATTTCTCCTACTTCAGCAGAACATTGATCTGTATTAGTAGCTGAACTACCTACACTACTAAATAATTGGAATGCACTACCTGATCCACAGTTTTCTCTAAAGACTGTTATACATCCTGTATTACTTATTGCAGTAGTTATTCTAGCTGTACCGTAAGTATCAGTTCCTGAACCAGAATCTATTGTTGAACCACTTTGGAATATTGCAAAGTTAAGATTACCACCTTGGAATCCATTCTGTAAGTAAGGATCACTGTAGAAACATCCTGATTCATCTACTGCTATATCTTCTAATGGTTTACTGTGGTAAACTGATCCTGTTAATGGTACAAAACATCCAAATCCAAATGTATATCCTTGTGAAATACTGGAACTATACAATGCTGGTGGTAAAGTTGGAGTAGGTGTTGGTGTTGCAGGTATACAAGTGCTAACACTTTGTGCTCCATTAATTAATAAGTATCTAAAGCTACTACCTGTTACAGCATATCCAGTAGATCCAGAAATATCTGAGATTACAAAGTTAGTATTATCTTGTAATTCAACATTTAAGTCAGAATTAGCATATAATCTAGTTCCTGTAGTTAATTGAGCTGAAGAACTAATAGTATCTGAATAAACTGTATAGTTTTGTGGTTGAGCACAAGGATCTAAACTTAAATTACTTGTTCTACTAGCAGAGAATTGATATATTTCAGTTCCACATGTTTGATATAGTGAAATTACACCAGTTCCGTTAATAATTACAATTGCTCTTGATTCTGGATAAGCATTTCCTTGAGAATCTATAGAAGCTGATTGATGTATCATGTATCTACCACTACTTCCTTGGTAAGGTATCTGAGTTTGTATGTCTGTATAAGCAACTCCTGTATTATTTTGTAATAAAGTAGCTAAATCATCTCTTAAGAATACACTTCCTGTTGGAGGATTGAAACATCCTTCACCTCCTATTACTGAACCAGCGTCTATTGAAGCACTAGTTACATTTAGAGGTATTGTTGGTGTTGGGGTTGGTGTAGCATATACACAAGTACTAATATTATTAGCACCTCCAATTAAATTGTATTTAAATGAACTACCAGTACTAATGTAAGAATCACTAGCTGAAATATCAGATATAGCATATAAATGGTTATCAAATAATTCTGTTGTTAATGTAGCATTAATATAAATTCTATCTCCTGATGTAATATCATTTACTGCACTAAAGTCTCTAGTATAATATGTTTGAGTTAATGGTTTAGAACAAGGATCAACGTTTAAGTTTTGTTGAGGAGTACCAAAGAATTGATAAATTGATCCTGAACAATCTTGACCCTGTACTGATGGTGAACCTGCATTACTTACTGACCAAACAGCATTGTCACTACCACTTTGGAATCTAAAGTATCTATTAGCTCCCTGGAATACAGTTGTTAAATTACTATCTGTGTATATTGTAGCACCAGTAGGCCAGTTTGGAATTATTTTATTAGTAAATAATGACTGAGTTAATGGAGCAGTACAAAGATTACTAGTAAGACTATTCTCTGATGCACTAATTGGGAATGCTACAAGAGGTGTAGGTGTTGGTGTTGCATTTGGAGTAGCTGTAGGTGTAGGACAAATACTTAAATTAGTAAATTGACCAGTATTTAACAATCCTGCAATATATGGTGAACCACTTAATGGTGCTTCGTTAATACCGTAGTATAAATTATTACCTCCTTGATCCCATAATTGAGTTAAAGCAGTATCTTCATAGAATAATGAAGCAGTAGTAATTGTTTCTATTGCTCCTAATGAACTATAAGCTATATAAGCATCTGTATCGTCTACACAAGCATCTCCTAAGTTTAAATGAGCAGAAGTAAATCTATACTCATTAACTCCAGCTGGTAATGTTGCTGTAGGTGCAGGAGTAGCACTTGGAGTAGGTGTTGGACCTGCTGTAGCTGTTGGAGTCGATGTCTGTATCGGTGTAGCAGTAGGAGTTGGTGATGGTGTTGGTGTAGGTCCTACTGGTGTTGGTACAAATGTTGGAGTAGGTGTAGGAGTATTTAAGTCACAATCTAAACTACTTGTAGTAGCAGTAACTGTAAATGTACATCCTGTAAAGTCTAATCCTTCGAAATAAGCTGGATAAAGTTTAATTAACTCTACTGTAGCTATATCATCATCTGATAAGTTAAATCCTTGAATTAAATTTATACGATAAAAAGTATCCTTAATGAATACTCTATCGTTTAAGTTAATATTATAATATTCGTTTTGAGTGAACTGTAAGTCCATCGTTACTTTAACACTATCTTCCCAGTATAAACTCTCAATATAGGTAGCCCAATAGTCATCATAAGCATTAGTACCACCAGTTAAGTTGTTTGTATTACTAAAAGGAGCATAAGTTGTGTTATAGTTTAAGTTTTTTGAGGTATTTAATGCTGGAGCGTTAGAAATATTAGCTATAGTAGCATAACTACCAGTAAATAAGTTAGAAACTCCTCCTCCTGCTGGTCCTACATATATTCCAGTACCATTAGCTGTAGTTGGTAGAGTACCATTAACTTTATAACCTAATCTAGGTTTAAAAGCATAAGATTTTACTTGACTACTCTCTAATTTATATAAATGAGGAAAAATAAAGTTAGTTGATGTATCTATTTGTAAAGATCCATTACCACCTGTACCTGTTCCTGTAGCATCTGTTGCAAATGGACCTCCTGGTATAGTAGGAGCAAAATAATCACCTATAGTTTTCTTTCCTAATGAAACATTATTATCTGCAATTAATCTCAAACTACCATATTGTCTATATGGATCAGTTTCTTTAGCTACCTTAGAAAATCTATCGTTATCTTCTTTATCAGTTAAGATAATTTCTTTTGGTTGTTCATCTACTGTATGATTTATAGCAATACGAGTAGCTGTATTATATTTTTCAGTCCAATCTTTAATTGCACCTGATCTCATCCAATTATCAAAAGAATCTATAGAAATAATTCTTTCTTGACCTTTAACTGGACTAAGAACTAAATTAAATTTATTTACTAAACCTTTTAATATATCTAACGACTTAGTATTACCACCAAACTGTCTTCCCATGTTAACTGTAGCACCTACAGTAGCTTGAGGAGCTTGAGTACATTTAAAATCACTACTAAATCCAAATAAAGTTAAATTAGGTGGAGTGTTTCCTGAAACGTATTTATAAGATACGCTAAGAAATACCTCATTAGTTGATGAAGCATAAAATTGAGCACCTACAGATAAAGAAATAGCAACAAATCCATCTGCAGCAGTTAATGTTCTAGTTTGAGAAGATCTATTAGTACCCGTAACTACTCCTCCTGATCTACTACCTTGCATTAAAGTTAGAGTAACTTCAACAGTAGAGTTGAAAAACGAAACAGGATTAAAAAAAGTTATTTGACCTTCAAAAGTATGGTCACCAATACCTGCTATTTGATAATAATGATCTGTAGTATTAAAAGCATTAGTAGGATCAGAAGTAACTTGATCTAATTCTAAAAGATCTATGTTTGTATTTCCTTGAGCTGGTGTAACAATTGTTTGATTGTTTAGCTGACCAGCATCACAAGTAGCTACCTGCCCTGGTTCTCCTACGATTCCTAAACCTTCTTGAGCTTTAGGTAAAATATATAAGTCATCAAAGTCACTACCACTAACAAAACTACCGGTATATCTAAATCCTACTTGATCAAATATAACATCTAAAGTATCTTTTACTTTAACTGCTGGTACTAACTGTTGTGCTTGTAGTGGGGTTAAACTATTATCTAAATAATTTCCTGCTGATGAACCTGATTCTCTAAAAGCAAACCAAGGTAATTGTATATTTTCAGGATCTTCAAAGCCATAAAAAGCTAAAGGATAGTAAACTGAACCAGATAATAGTTCATCATTCCATGATCCTGTTATATTAGCATAGTCTAAAGTATGGTTTAAGTAATCCCAACTACCTGATGCTATTAATTTACTTCCTAATGCATCATTAAACGTTACTACTTGGTCAGTTATACGACATTTATAGGTTACAAAGCCCATATCATCTGCAATAACCTCTAATAACTGGAATTGTCCGTCTAAGACTGTCTCTCCGTTTAAAATAATGTATCCTGTAATACTATTATAAAATGCAGGAACGCCGTTAGTACCGACGTTGTATGCATGTTTAAAAAATGTATTGTTTTCTTTAGTTCCTGGTAGATCGAATTGCTGAGAGCCTACTCCAAAGAAAGATCCGATGTCTTGATTCTCAACAGCTGAGATATCAATCCTTAGTGGAATATTATTATCAATGTCTAAGTCATAAGTTGTTCCATCGTGTATGACTCTAACAATTACATCTGCCATTTTATCTACCTAATTGTTGGTTTGCGTATTCGAATGTAATATCGTATTGGAATGTTTTTTGACTTCTTTTGTTAGTATTATGAACATAAGAACCATTTGTAATTACAACAGGAAGAAAATTATCTCCACTTTGTACAAATACAGAAGGAGATTCTAACATTTCACTCATCCATTCTGCTTGTTGTTGATCTAACCAATCCGTTGATACATTTATTACATCGTTATATTGTATGTTAAAATTATCTTTACCTCTTCTTGTAGGATTATAAACTGACAATTGACCAGAGTAATTAACCATGGGTCTAGTTATAGACTGTCTAGACATTGCTGTAGTTTTTCTTTGTGGTAAATTCCAACCAAAGTAATCCCAAAAGCCAAATTTATTTATAAAAGCAAATCTTAGTCTTTCATAGTTACAATTATCTGCTTTATTGAAAGTATAATTTTGTGAGTCAACTGAGACAGTAATTGTATCCCATCCAGTAACTCCTATATTTTTTCCACCTACCGGTATAGTATTAAATCCACTTACTAAATTATAAGTAGAAACTGGTCCTGGATTATAATTTACTTGAGCGGTAGTTAAACTCCCATCATTATAAATTGATAGAGTTTGATATTCATCTTCAGTTATATCTAGATCTGTTTGAGGCATGTTACTTAAAACATCTTGTGCCTGCCAATTGAAACTAGTTCCATTATTAGGATCTACTACAGCACCAAATACTTGTGCTGGTGACGTTGATACATTTGGATTACCTGGACTACCATTACCATCGTATAAAGTAACAGAAGAAGATACTGATGTACCATACTCTTCACCAAATAAAATATCAAATGTTTGTACTGAAGCTACTGGTAATATATTAGTAGATGTTTTCCAATTTTGATCGTAGTCAATATAGTCATTAAGTATTCTTGAAGGATCAAATACTCCTGCTCCTTGAGGATTAGGATACTGTCTTATTCTAGTTAGTAAAGCTCCTCCTTGCTTAACGTCCATAACATACTGATACTGAGGTTGACCAGATTCTGTAGATGTAATCGTATACAACAAATGAGTATATGTTGCATTAGGATACGGTGGTTGTGCGTTTACTGTTATCATTATTTTCTAAATACTTTTTCGAATTGACTATCTAAATATTTTTCTAAAGCTTTATCTGTCTTAGCATTAAATCTTGTTTCTTCCCAAGCATCATTAATAAATGGTTGAGCAGCCATTTTATATGTACCGCTGTTAACGTATTGACCATAGTACAGCATATCTACGCCGGATTTAACCGTCTCTCCGCTTATATCTGCAAACGTCTTTATACTATCTTTAAGAGCACCATATTTAGGAGGCTGAGGACCTTTATCCCTAACTGGTACTAAACGTTTAAGATTATTCTCAAACTCTTTACCGAATGCCTTTAAAGACTGTAATAATGCTTCTTTCTCTGTCATTATGGGTTACAAGTATTAGGTGATGCACAAGTTAATGAACCAGACATTATTTCTACTCTCTTAATTGCATTAGGATTAGTAGGATCGTAATCCGGTGTTCCTGGTATTGCTTTATTTCCATACATTACTATAAAGTCATTTCTTTCATCTACTCCATGTATGTTACCGAAGTAAGAATAATATCTTTCTACTGTATTGTTTGGTTGTAAACTTTCTGGTGTAGTTAATTCTTTATTATCCCATACTGATGCTCCTATAAAGTCATTTATAGTTATTGCACTACCTGATATAGTACATCCGTAAGGAGGATTAAAGTCTGCTGCACTACCGGTTGGATATTCACTAGCAATATATATTGTAGTAGCTCCTCCAGAACCACCTCCACATTGACTATTCATTTGATCTGTTCTATTTTGAATAGCTTCATTTAATGTAGCTTTTTCTGCTTCTAAAGCACTATCGTAGAACCTTACTGGCCAAGGATAAGCTGGTTTAGAACTAGCTGATTCTATATCTCCATAATAGTAAGCTCCTGATTGATCATCTCTAACAAATCCTCTTACATATAATGTACTATTTATACCAGTTTCTAAACTATACTCCCAAGGATTTAATCCTATTTGACTAGAAGTATATGAATTACCTTCCATCATTGCAGTTGCATTAGATCCAGTACTCCATTGGAATCCATATTGATCAAAGTTTCTACCTGCAAAGTCATCTACCTGAGCACTAATTAATGAACTACTAACTGTTTGTGGTATAGATGTCCTAGTTTCTATTATTGGGAATGCACAAGGTACTAAAGTATTAACAATGTTACTAGCTGTAAATTGCATCCATTCAATATCTATTGCTGCATAAGAAGGAGTAGCTGCTACTGATTCACTACCATAAGCTAATCTATAAGCAGATCCATCTGATATAGCTGAACCTGTATATATGTTTGTTAAGCCTTCATTAGAGTAAACTGATTTACCTACTATTCTATCTGGCCATACAGGATCTGTATCTCTCCAATCAACATAAACACTTTCGAAGTTTAGTGATTGAGATAAGTCACAACTTCCTGACAACGACCCTGATTGATTGTTATGATCTATTTTAAATTCAAAGTAGACCGGAGCTGCCGTTGGTGACGGAGTCGGAGTTGGAGGAACTGTAGGTAGTGGTGTAGCCGTTGGCGTAGGACTAGTAGTAGGTGTAGGTGTTGGACTACCTCCTGGTGTACTTGTCGGAGTAGCTGTTGGCTGAACCGGAGTTGATGTTGGTGTACCCGTTGGAGTACTTGTAGGTGTAGAGGTTGGAGTACTAGTTGGAGTCGACGTTGGTGTGGCTGTCGGAGGCGGTGTTGCTGTTGCCGTAGGCCATACTTGTGGATAGTCACAATAGTTCCAATTGAAAGGTGTAGCAACTTCAATAGTTGCAACCCATCCAAACACTCTATCTTGAAATGCTTCATTAACCGGACTTAAGTCGGTCATTGATATTTCGTATACTTGTTGACGTTCTGCTGGTCCAAAATTAAACCAAGCAATTGTGTCATATATTCTTTGTTCTGTTTCTGATAAAACTCTAACTGGTGATTGATCCGATAAAGACGGAACATCCATAGAGTATAATTCAAATGTTAGACTTCTTACTTTATCTACTACACCTGGTGATGATATAGGTCTAAGATAAACATAAGGATAATTTTTATTTACGGCATTAGCGTCTAAAAAATCTATAGTACCGGTATCAAATGTAGCAACTGCAATAGAGGCATTAGTAGCAGCCTGAAACTGTTCTATAATATCTCTATATGTTAAATTATTTTTTGGGTAACTCATGATCGTTTCATAGTTTGTATTGCCTGTTTCTCTAATCTTTGTACTTCAGCATTATAGTCTTTATCTATCTCTAAATAGTTCATAGCAGTTAGAAAGTTTACGTCAGTAATGGACTTGTCTCCTGTAATTTGTAATATACCGGACTTAGAGAGGTTGTAAAGAGTCCCCCACCAGCCCCAGTGGTTAGAGAAAGAAGATCCATCTGATCCTTCATCATCTCCTTGTGTATTGTCTTTGTTATTTTCTTCTCCAAAAAAAGAATATTTGTCGAGTAGAGATTTACGGTCGACAAAAAAAAACTAAGAGCTCCTAAAAATATATGTGCTGGAAAGTCTCTAAATGTTTCTTCTACTTGCTTACGTTTATCTGAGTCATACTCTTCTGTCTTATACCAATCAAAAACATTCTCTACTTTATTCTTTAACATTTTTATTTTTTGTTTGATATGAAACTCTAAAGATTTAAATCTATGTGACTTGATAGGACGATAAAATATTGCTGCTACTTTGTGAGCATTAGCTTCAAAATCTTGTACTAAGTTTTCTAAGTCAATATATTCTCCTAATGTAGAGGCTTTTACTGGTGAATAACCATACAATACACCGTTCCATTCAATGATAGAGTGGAACTCCTGCTTGTGATCTACAATCTCACTAAAGTGGTTAGCTAGATCTGTTAAAGATGAGAGAGACCATTTACGGACATCACTCTTTTCCTTACCTGTTATAGCAGATACAGTGTGTACTAGCCTACCAAAATTACTATCACCCTTATAACCGTTCAGTTTTACGTACTGATCTATGGTTAAATAATCGGGTAATGTGATATCGAAAGAAGTATTTGACATAAAAATAAATATTTAAATAAGTTTTTAACGGGTGGGTAATGTAAATCTTTGTTTACCTACTTTAGATCCGAGGGTTTTTATCTTGATTGGCTTACGATCCATGAAGGCGACCCGCGAATAATTGGCTAACATCAACGAATCTATGTGGTCATCCTTGTATCCGGTAGCGTGACTAAATGTTAATTTACCGTTAGGTGATAATTTGTATGTATAAGAACCAAATTCACGGTGTAAGGCCGGTAGTAAATCACGAGTTGGTAACTCGACATTCATTGATTCTATATCAGATATTAGTTTACGAACTAGGTCAGTCTTACGGTCTTGGGTCATATAAAATTCTTTTATACGTCGGAAGTGCGGACGAATCAGATCGGCCATTGCCTTTCCTATACCGTTACACTCTATAAGACCTCCGATGACGTTGTATTGTTTCATTATAGAGATATACTTAGAGGCTATCTCCTGTAACGACAAGTTATTTAGCGTCTCTACATTAAGTACTGTACCGACTGGTGATAATATAGTCAATACAGAAAAATCATCTGTTAGACCGGTATCTATTCCAATGAAAGCGTCCTGGCGACGGACCTGGAAATTAGTAATCGTAGAGACTTTGTCTATACCTATAAACACATCATTGTTAGAATCTACAAATTCTGCTTCAAACTCTTGTTTAAAAATGTCGGGTGGTAGGGATTTTTTAGCCTCACTAACCAAGATATTCGATACATAAGGACATTCGGTTAGAGGAAACTTAAAAGCAACCACACCTTCTTTGTTGTACCAATTGTAAAAATGGTTCTTACCCTTGGGTGTTGAAATCATTAAACATTTTTTACCCGATGGATTTAATGTAGGAAGTATAGCCGTACCTAAAGCCGTCTCTTTAATAAAGGCAGTCTCATCTAAGATAAGATGTGTGAACCTAAATCCTCTAATGTTATCCGGAGAATCTGAAGATAAGAACTTTATAGTAGAACCGTTTATAAACGTTATGGTACCTTCCATACGATTGGAAGCCGATACTAAGTTTTCAGCCGTAGTCACTATTTGATCCATAACCGATTTAGCTTGAGAGTAAACAGGACTAATCCATCCTCCTTTTTGTGAAGGTTTCTGCAATAGCCAATATAATAATAAATTTATTCCTAATAATGTCTTACCCGATCCCCTAGGTGCTGCTACTACCCCAAATAACTCTTTAGTAGATGCAAACTTATCTATAAACTCTTTTTGTTTTTTATACGGTGTAAATAAAGTAATGTCCATATATGTGTTTTGTTAGGTCGGTAAGGCTTGTAAGGCCGGGTTTGTTATTCTGAGACTAAATCAAGAATTGTAGAGATAAAACTTTACGTCTACAGTAAACCCATTGACAACTTCTATGAGTTTAAAATCTTTATAAGTTTTTTCTATGTAAGGGGTAAACCTTCTGCTTACTACATGATCATTGCCGGTACTATCTTCATCCATAGCATATATTAAAACCATCTTACCTATCTTAAATAACTTATCTAAATACTTCTTGTATACCTTCTCTTCAGTAAGGTGGTAGAGTACATCCAGACTAATGGCCATATCCTTCTTCTTA